AACTATAAACATAAGGTCTAGAAATTGTTGCTGTTGATATTTGCCAGTACGCAGTATTTGTTGGAACGGTTCCTATAGGTACATCTTGGGTGGCTGTGTAATTTGATATGCCATAACGAACAATGTTTCCGCTGCCATAAAATAATGCAGGATTCCAAGTTGGGGCATAGGCCAATCGATTGCGAACTTTTACAGCAAATGTATAAGAATTTTCTGTCAAACCCGAGTCGGGTATGTAACCATACAACCAACCAGTGGTTGGGTCAAGCTCAAGCCCTGGTGGAATATTATAATCCCCATCAAGATCCAGAATGTACTCAAATGCTTGTCCAGTAAAAGTAATTGCATCAAATTTAAATGCATACCAGTTGTCGGCACGAGTTGATCCAATGTATCCTTCGGGTGTTGTTATTATTGGCACATATTCTGGAGTTACGTCTGCTGTGATAAATGTATCGTCCGCAGTGTCTTGTGTGTTGTCCGCAGTCAGTGTGCTCTTGGAATATACAAAGATAGAAAAACTTCGAACATCAGATTCTTTGCCATCGGTTACTTCTACAGCAAATTGATAATTTTGATTTATGGATTCCAGCGTGATGTCAAACGGATATTGATCATAATTTGTAACTGAAAATCCCGGTGTGCCTGAACCAACGGGCGTAAGGGGAGTAATGATTCCAGATATAATACCAGTGAGTGGGTCTAGCGTGGTTCCCAATGGCAATTGCCCACCAATGACTTTGAAAATTACTGTGTCGGTAGGGTCTGTCTCTGAAATTTCAAGTTGCACACTGGCTTCTGTTCCGTCATAGAACTGAGCAATTTCTCCAGCCGGAGTAGTAAATTTTGGCGAATCTTGTCCAGCAATAGTAATACTAAACGTTCTATCAGCCAGTCTGTTGATCACAGTGATATTATCAATTGTGGTGGTAGTGTATGCTCTGACAGCAAATTTACTAACTACATTCCTTGACACTGTGGTAGGTACTCCTTGAACTCCTGCAATGGCCTTTGGGATTCCTACAATTAGTCCACTGGTGCTAATTTCAACTCCTCCAGGTAATTCACCTGCAATGGTTTGAAAATATACTGTGCTCACTGAATCTGGATCCTCTGCTAATAAAGGAACCTGAAAGAATACATTTTCAGGGTAAGTTCCTAAATTGCCAGCAGGCGTGAGCCAAATTGGTTGTGCCATGATTAAAACGTAGATCCCAGTATGCGTTTCCAAATAGTTGTGCTGTCATCCACATAGTCAGCAAAACAGTAATAGAAATATTGATCATCATATGAAGTCATGCCGGCTAAATCACCCAGTTGTCCTTCACTTGTTTCAGGAGGAGTTGTTTGTGATCTACTGTAAAGTTCGGAAAAATTGTTATTGCACTTGTTGTATGCTGTGCGCAACGGATCACCAGCACCGTCATTGGCTGTGGCTCCGATATTGATAACCTGTTGTGTCATAAACAATCCTCTTTTGGATTATTTATGTCAAAACAACTGATACGTATTTGGATTAGCCAGGACTAAAGCTTGAACCACAGCCGCAGGTTGTTTCTGCCTGCGGATTATCAATTACAAATTTAGAACCCATAAGATCGTCACTGTAACGTATGGTTGCGCCCTGTAAATATTGCATGCTTGCACTGTCAACTAGTATTTTGACATCATCGTAAACAAAGTCAAAATCATCTTCGTTAATTTCTTCATCGAATGTAAAGCCATAGCTCATTCCACTACATCCTCCACCCTGGACAAAAACTCTAAGTTTGAGATTTGGATTGGTCTCTTCAGACAAAATATCTTTGATTTTTATGATTGCGCTGTTTTCTAATTTCATTATAGTCTTTCGTTGCAAACGTTCCAGTCAATAATCTTCCAAATATTGTCCAAGTAACGCTCTTTGTCTGCTTGGTAGTCCAAAGCCCAGGCATGTTCCCACCAATCAATAAGTACGCATATATCTGTACGTACAGCATGATTGGCAATGGTTTTGATCTCACCTGATGTACTCAAATACACCCAGCCAGATCCTTGTATTTTCATTGCAGTTTCTTTAACGGCTGCTTTGAAATCTTCGTAGGTTTTGAATTTTTCTTCAATCAGTGCCAAGACTGCCCCACGTGGGCGATTGGCTCCTTTAGGAGCACGAAGTTGGGGGAAAAACTTGTTGTGTAAAAAACTGCCAGCACGATTAAAATCCGCATTGCCTTGACCAGCATTGTAACGTTTGGCATAGCCTTTGGCCAAATGCTCAAAATGATAGTCTATAGTGGCACGACTCATCACTGGTTCCAGTGCTTTTTCTGCATAAGGCAAAGGAGTAGTTTCCAGCTTGGCTGGACGAGTGCTTGCTTCGATTAAGTTGATTTCTTCACGCATGACAATATTTATACATTTAATGCTTGTGCATACTGATCTTGCCAGAGTTCACAGGCTGCCAAGTGCGCATCTTCCAACGGATGCATACCTTCATCTGTTACTGTGAATCCTTTTGAACGACTCCAGTCCACAAAGTTTTGTTCTTCAAAAAGTTTTAAATCTGGTTTGACTAAGTCTTGCAATACTTGTACATAGTCTGGTGCATGCCAACGTCGATCAAACATGCCGTAATCCATGTAGGTTTGTATGTTGGTAATATTTTTACTTTTCAAATATGTTTGCACAGCAAACATGGTTTGTAAGTTTCTAAACTTGTTCCAAAGAATACTGCTGTTGGCACGATGTTTGTAGAACTCTATCATGTCTTCTGCTTCGGTTTGACTCACAAGATTTTGCAATTTTTCGGGGACGCAAGTTGGTCCCAATGTGATCCAGGTTTCGTGTTCGACAATATAAAAGTCCCAGCGACTGCCCCAGGTCCAATTGATCACTGCCAGGGTATCTTGTGCAGGATTGTTGGCAAAATAAGAATATACTTGTCGGGCAATATGATCATTACCGCAGCCGGGTACTGATGTAGTTGAGTAATTGCAACCTAGCTTTGTTGCTGCCTGTGCTATCCAACTTTTGGATCCATCTGTGTTGCCTGCAAGCTCAGTGCCCCAAACAAAACTGTCGCCAAACCCTACAATTTTTTTCATTAACGTCTACGTGTGATGCGGCCTCGAGTAAGGTCATACGGACTAAATTCAAGTTCTACTGAATCACCCAGTAGTACTTTGATGTTGTTTTTTCGCATGCGACCGTTTATAGTAGCCAGCACGGGTTTTTCGAACATATTAATTTTGACTCTATATGTAGCATTAGGTAATACTTCTGCTATAACCCCCTCCATTTTTACCGATTCTTCTTTTGCCATGTCTTTTATTTATTAAAATCCAAGGTTGCTGAAATCTTTTGCAATCTGTCATATCTAAAACTGCGCCATGCCCCAACTTCGGTATCATATACCTTGATTGCTGTTTCTTCTTTGGGTGCCAAATCTTCTTGAAGATTTTTAGATTTCTTTTTTTCTGCAACGGCTCCTGTGATCACAGGAATTGCAGGTCCTGTAGGAATGCTTGCCTGTGGAATAAAATCTTCATTTAATGTACATTTCATTTCACGCACAGTGCCATCAGATTTTACAAACTCCACAGTGACCACAGATGTGCGTAACAGGCCACGAATCCAATCACGTATGATGTGCCTGTTTGCCTCGTCGGCTTCTTGATATTGTGTGCCCGGTTGCCCTTTGAGCAATCGTACAATTTCTGCTTGTTCCCAAATCATATTAACTCCATTTTAAATTAAACCACGATGCCCATTTACTGTCATAAAATCTAAATTCAACATAGCCCGGGACATCTCCCGTCATGTTATCCCACCGAGATTGATAATAAGCAAAATCAAAATCTGTTCCTTGTTGTAACTTTTGCTGTCTGAGTTCATTAACAATCACCAACATTTCATCCACACGTTTGTTGTGCAGTTTTATTATGTGCACGGCCAGGTTGCCTTAAACACCAGCATGTCTTGCTCATCCTCAAAGCAAACTTTATATTTTTTAGATTTGGTGAGTTTCTCATTGATCAGGGTTTGGGTGTCTTCGTCATGTCCGCCCCAGATCATGGTCCAACGGCCTTCACGATTAGTGAATGGTTCCCAGGCACGGCCGAACTGTTGTTCACACCATTTGTGAACCTGCACACGTTTGGGCATGTCAATAAAAGTTTCATGCGTTAAGTTATTAAGTGCTGCCGGATGCATCATTATCCTCTCCTCATTGTGGCAATGTCATGTGCTTCTTCATTCGAGAACACAGGCACAGCATTGGATTTATGCATGGTGCCAATGCCCAAGATCTTGGTACCAGTGTACTGCGGAATGTCTTTGGTGCGCACAGCACCTGAGTGTCCTGTGTCACGGCTGGCAATATGGCGGGTTTCTCTGCCAGGTGGTGCAGATAACGTATATGCCAAGGGTTCGGCACTCATAGCACGTCGACGTCGACGTTCTTCTTGCTCAATGCCTTGGGACTTCAAGAGTTCTTGCCAAGACTCCTCAAGCTCGCGGGCACGTTGCGCTTCTGCGGCGTTACGGAATTTAACCTTGCCACGCTTCTTGCCGTTGAGGCTAAGACTGGGATGATGTAAGTGCATACTCATTAACGTACTCCTAATACAAATGCGGTAGCAATGCCACCAGATGAAAAACGATAGCCTTCTTTGCAGGTCCAATAGTGTCGGCCAGCTTCGTAGCCGTGTTGTATTAGCCATTTTACCCAGCGTTCGTGCCGAGCTGTAAACTCTTTCCGAGCCCACCTCCAGTCGCCTGCATCGAGGCCACCTTCTAGTATGACCATAACGTCCTGCATAAACGGACGAGTTTCTACAATAAAATTACAGTGAGGATGTACAAGTTTCATGCTTTATTATAGCACAAGTAGTATTAATGGTCAACTAGCATTCGGCTATGCCCAAAATGTTAATTTCGGTTAGACGCTCTCTAGGAATACACAGCATGTTTTGGTAATCCACCTTGAAAAATGCATAATCTGGCACTCCAGCCAAACTTTCTTTGATTGGATCTACTCCACTGATAAAGAACTCTACCCAAATATATGGCCTGTGTTTTTTTATAGTTTTGACACCGCCTGCCAAGGCCGCACACTCGTAACCTTCGACATCCAATTTGATAAAATCCAATCGATCAAGAGTTAGTCCGTCAATGGTTTCAATGTTGACCACGGTGCCCTCATCGGATTTGCCAATTTGCACCATTCCAAAATCCTGTGGTGTGCCATAGTCAACGTCAGGTACCACAGCCTGTCCAGATTGCTCACCTAGTCCAGCATATCTTAAATCACAAAAGTCAATGTCGTTCAACGCCAAACTGCCTGCTAATGCTCTAAACAATGTTAGTTGTGGTTCAAAGCTGATAATGCGTTGACCTTTGTTGCGAATTCTGTTGGCAACCGGGATAGTAAAAAATCCTGCATTGGCGCCGCCATCAATGATTATAGCACCCACTGGCAAAGTATCTATCAATGCAAAGATGTTTTTAAGTTCGCCTTCGATATGAGTAGCACCTGTTTTGATCAGGGCTTCTGCTTGAAACGAGCAATGGCGATTTACAATAAAACGGCCGTGTATGCTGTCTAGTACTACAAAGTTTGGAATATTCATTTAAACAATATCAAAGCCAACAACACAGCTTGTACTATAAAGCCCATGCCAATTGTGACAATGTTTAGGATATCTTTAAGTATCACTGCTCGGAAAAACAACAACACTAACCCTGCCCAGGCAAACAGCACAACATCCAAATTGGGTGTGCGATCACTCAGTCCAGTCATCAAGGCCAGCAGGGTAGGAATAGTTGCGGCATGCACTACAATGGCTGCCAACCAACCCAGAGTTTCTGCAGAGATTTTGGTAAATGTAGTTGAAAGAAAGTTGCGTACTGTGTTAATGCTCATGGGCGTTCTCCGTAAAAAATATGTCGACCAATTTTTTCAATTTGAGGATGTTTCCATCCCGGGTTTACATAGTCTGCATGATAATAAAGTGCTTTTTGCAGACTGGGTAATCTGAATCCCTCTAACAAAACCTTTTTGGCTACTTCTTCAGATTCTCGCCACATGAGTTTGTGGATGGGTTTGACCTTGTGATTGCCTTCGCAGTACCAGCTAAACTGGCATACAACTTTTTCGTAGAACACATTCTTTTGGTATACTACACCGCAGACTGAATCTGCAAACTTTCCAGATTGCATGCGATTTAGTGTGACCTGGGCCACTGCTACTTTGCCTTCAAAGGGCTCACTTGCGGCTTCCCAGTAGATGTTGCGTGTTAGGCATTCTAATTGGCGTGTTTGTTCTGCGGCAGTGACATATCCTTCGGGCATGCCATTTCTAACATTGCGCAGACTTTCTAAACGGGCATCACATACAGCTACCACAGCAATGGCCACTGCCGCTAGTCCCAGGGCTTTTAAGAACCTCGAGAGCCACGATGTCAAATCAATTTTATTAACAGTTAAGTTTGTTTCCATAGGCTTTTACTTACTCAGTTGGTTTAAGATACTGGTTATGCCGGGACAAAATCAGGCATTTTTGCTATTAAGTGGGTAGTTATTCCACTCAATATATTATACACTAATTTAGATTACTTGTCAAACTTGCACACAGGAATTGGTTCCATCTTGTGCAAGTTTCGGGCTCGAATTGCTCGATATTTTTTGAGATTATCTTTTTCGGCACGAGTCATAGACTGGCTGCCAGACTCGTCTAGCCACATTGTTTGTTCCAGGTCAGGATAGCTCATACCCAATTGATCTTCGTCTGTGCGATCATCGTTCCACAGGCCATCGGTTGGTGCAGCATCAATGATTTCTTGCGGCAAACCAAATTCTCTGCCCATGTCCCAAACTTGGGTTTTCATGCAGTCACCAATGGGGCTGATATCCACACCACCATCACCATACTTGGTAAAGAATCCCACACCAAAATCTTCTACTCGGTTGCCTGTGCCTACCACAATACCACCATGACTTTGTGCAGTTTGGTACAAGGTCATCATGCGCAGTCGGGCACGTGAGTTGGCAAATGCCAATTGCTCAGATTCGTTGGGTTCTTGTTCTACAGAACAGAATGGTCCAACCTTTTTCTCAAATGCAGTATATACAGGAGTCAGGTCCATGCTCATGTGTGTGACATTGTCCTTGTGGCGTTCCAACAACCAGGCTGCCTGCATTGAACTGCGGTTGTCTAGTTTCTTGTTTTGCCTGATAGGCATCTGAACCACAATGGTTTTCAATCCTGTTGATGCGCACAATGCACTCACAACAGATGAGTCAATGCCTCCGGATATTCCCACCACAAAAGTAGAGATTTTGGCATTCTTGGCATAGGCTTTGAGCCATCGAGTAATGTGTGATATTCTTTGTTTAGGTGTCATTTCTTTTTTAGTGCTTTCCACATTTTAGATTTTTCTTTGAACTCAGCTTCGAGTTTTCTGTACTGATTTCCTAGTTCTTGTAATTCATCCCATTCAGCTTCTAGTTCTGGATTGGGTCGTAGCATGTTGAGACGATCCTGAATTCCTCGCAGAGTTTCCATCAAGCTTTCACCGTTGATTCGGATGTCTGCGTTGGTGCCATCAAGCTGTATGGTGCCGCCCCGGTCAACAGTTAATGTGGGAGTAGGAGTCCAAGCCCCATTGTCAGCAAAGACCAAGCCCGGTGCAATAGTACTTCCACCAATTGTGCCATTACTGCTTATAGTATATGTGGGAGAGCTGATGGAATCAAGAGTATTAATAGAGTGCGGGCCCATCATGGTGTTGTTGAAGCTATCTTTTGTAAGAGCCATGAGCCGTCCTTGTTATCAATCCAATCCAGGGTATCGCCTTCTTGCCAACCGGCAGCTTCTAATAAATCCTCGGGGAATTTAAGAACAGCATCACCGGTTTCCGTATCTTCTTGTATAGTAAGAGTCCAGGACTGCGTCATATTACTTGGCAGGGGTCAATGCTTCTTTTTCTGCTGTGATTTCTTTACGGCGCTCTTTGATGCCCTTGCTCATTTCCTGCAAGGCTTTGCGGGCACGGGCGGCAGCGGCCTTCACGCCCTTGGCTGTAAACTTCTCATTTTCCGCAAGGTATGTTTCGTATGCGGCTACGATTTGTTCATGTTGTGTCATTTCTATTCCTTTAAGGTTATAACGTGTTTACTTAACACTGTTAGTAGTATACGGAATAATTTTGTAAATGTCAACCTAGTCCAAGTAGATATGTCGCCGATTCCAACAGTCCCACACAGTCAAGTTGCTCATAGTATGAGTCCAAGAAACCATAAAAAGATTCAAGGTATTTTGATCATAGATCTGTAGCCGATGCTCTTCGACTTTGGCACTTGCATTTGGATTGGAGTTTGCCCATTTGGTAAGTTTACTTTTGGCATCATCGTCTCTTAATGCTATGATATAAAGTGCGGTGTTCTTGTAGGAAGATACTGTCATTAATGTAGGAATTGGCTTGAGTCTCTGGGTGACTGCATGTCACTCATGTACTTAGCAAAGTCAGCATCAATTTTAACCAGATTGTTATCATGAGATTGAGCAATGTCATTTGGCACTCCTAGGAGTCTCATCAATCCTCCCATGTGCACCTCTCGAATGCCATGCTCATAAAGTACATACATTAACCCAAGGATGTGTGTTCTAATCTCGTTTTCAATGGAGTCGTCGTCTATCATATTATATTAATTATGATGCAATAAAAAAAGCACCCTGGTCGGGTGCTTTTGATTGAGTGTAACTTATTAAGCTACAACTTTGGCAGACTTGGCCTTTACAGGAGTTGCCATCTTGACCTCACCGCGCTTGGCGACTTTGGTCTTCTCTGCCAACTTGTTGGCTACGGCATAACTGGCGTCGCCAGTGTAGCCTTGTGTTTCCTGCAAAAACTGCAGGGCCTGCAGTTTGGTCATGGGCGAGGGAAGCTCTACCAAATTAATGGCTGTGCATCCTGCCTTGTTCAAGATCTTGATACGTGCTACCAAGTCGTTAGCAAAACGGGCCTTTGTGGTGCCGTCTGCGTTAGTTGCGGTGCCTGCTACTGTAAAAAGTTTATCTGTCATAATGTTGCCTTTCAAATTGCCTATCTAAAGTTTAAAAAAATGTTAATTTCTTAACATATACATATTGTAGTTGATCTTGTTTAATTTGTCAACCACAAAGTGTATTCTGGTTTGCCAAAATCACTTGGCCAATTCCTGACTTTGGGTTTTGACGTGGTCAATGCTATTGTCCAGCATTCGGGCCACACCCGAAAAGCCCACAGTTGCCACAACCAATCCCAATACAAATCCTATAATAAATCTCATTTTACGCTACTCCTGAAAATTCAAATTCCTCATTGACATAATGTTGCAAGAGAACTTTTTGGATCATTGAAATTAAATCAATGCTTGAAGTGTCTCCTGGCACCGTAAAACGTACAGGGCATCTACCCCAAGTACGATTTTTTTGAAATTCAAAAAACCATTTGCGGTGTTGATAATTTGCGGCATCAAAACTCACAGTAGGTCTCATGTTCAAATCTAAAATCATTTAAGACTCCTTGTTTCTTAATATATGTATATTATAGCTAATTAGGTATTTCTAGTCAACCATTTTAGTGGTGTATTTTTACAACACTTTTTACCAACTAGAATTGTAAAAAACTTTGAGTCCCATAAACAACTCTGCTCGAGCGTTTCGAATAAACTCAAGATCGTCTTTACGATAGTGATCGTCTGCGTCATTACCAAAAAAGAATCCTGATGTACCAGGCAAGGTGCCGGCAACCACGTCCTGTTCTAGAATCTCTAGATCCTCGTATGTTAGTTCAAGTTCAATACCATTGAATGTGTTACCATCCTGGTGGCCACCATTTGTACGTTTATTCCAGAGCTGTTCCATCCAGCCATGCAGATTAGGATGCTTGCGCCAGTATGCAATCTCACGTGGCTGTGTCACTGTGGTGCTTTCAAGATCCCTGGAGTCCGCGTCAAATTCGGCACTCTCGTAGAACTCACGTTGTTGTCCTGCCCGGGCGGCAGTGTATGCGTACATATCCAGTCCCATATCTGTCCTTTCTTTTGCCTGTGCTCTCTTGAACTTCATTTAACGAATTGCAACCTCTTGCCGAGCACGATCACTGTGCAGGCAATGGCCGAGGCCACGAATGGTGTCTGCGGCCATCTGCGGATTATTTTCAAACATGTCGCGGATGTCCTGCTCACTGATGCCGTCCACAGCGTCAAATGTGTAGATCTCATAGTGACGTTGAGGATTGGCCTGTGCTCTCAGCTTCAGGTGCATGGGATTGGCATAGGCATGTCTAGGGCATGCCTGGCCTTGTAGCCGGGCCCAGGTCACTCGTTGCTGATCAGCTGTGATGTCAGCCAAGTACTCAAGACCATTACAGTCCCACATAACTAGAAATTGATGCTCTGCCATCACACTGCCTTTACACGATTCAATTGAGTTTTACCATCTCGGTGTGCCTTGACGGTACCTCGGATGCGGATCCAAGATCCAGTTGTGAGTTTAGATTTGTAGCTGAAGAACACAGCTTGGTTGTCTTGTGTGATTGCAGTTACCCAAAAAATGTTGTAGGTATGACTGTAATTGGCACTTACAACTTCCACGTCCGATTCAAACTTGGCATCCACAGCACCTACATAAGCGCCTGTGGTCTGTCGTACACGGCTGTCAACATCTTGACGAGCCAGGCTACGTTGGTGGCTTGCAGGTAAACTTGCTACCACTGCCAATTCATATTTGTGCGTGACTGAGTCAAATTCTTCTGACACAGCAATCACTCTGCTGATCACGGTATCAAACTCTGTGAGCTTGCTTTTGAGACCACGCAAGGTAATGTCTTGTTGCAGGAATTTTCGGCACTCCCGGCCCTGTGCAATATCTTCCACAGTGAGCACAGCAGGGTTGGCCAATATGTCAAACATGATATCGCGGTTGCGTTGTTTCTCAACTACACTTGTGTTCTTGTCTTGGTCAAAACGGTATTGAGTTTCTTTTAAATAAGAACCGTTGATGCGTTGTGCCGCCACTGCCGCACCCCAGACATTGTCTACAGAGTGCTTGATGCCTTGTGGCTTGGCTTTTGGTGCTCGACGAGGTGCTTGGTACTCATCGTCCATTTGCCCAAGCCTTTTAATTTGTTGCGAACTCATGTTGCTTACGTTTACAAATCCTATCATATCTTACTCCTAATATTAACGTTTATCCCAATGCAGGCAAACAGTTTTTTGTATTTTGCCTGTGCTAAACCATGTCCATTTTACGCATCTTGGTTGTGCAGATGCCACACCAACATACGCAACCAAACTCAATGCAATAATTGTTTTCATTCTACTATTCCTACACTTTTCTTAATTTCATAACGAGCAATTTTCTCATCAAAGTACATGCGAACGCCTTCCATGTAAGGACTTGCTACCACAATCTCACCCAGTTCCTGGGCCAAGAGGTGTGTGAATTTGCGCAGAATGCTTTGAGTATCTTCCATCTGATCCATAGGATCTCGATCCAGAATTGTTGCAAAGTCGTTGATAAGTTTTTCTACGTTTTGATGCATCATTTTACAATCTCCGTTACTGTATAGTTCATACTGTGGTACCCAACATCATAAGATCCGCCGTATCCAGCAAACTGGCTTCCGTTGCAGATCAGAGTAGCAGTACCATTCTTGGCCATTTTTCTAGCCAATCGTAACCATGGCCCACCTTGAGAGGACCTGGTGATACGACCATCAGCAGTTTCTCTAACCATGACATTGAATGTAAAAGAACGTGGTATAGTTTTTCTCATATTAATTACTCCAGTATGCTTCGCTGTCTACGCGGCAAGCCCAAGGTGTGTCAGCATCAATTTCTACGTCTTTACCTGTCATCATGTTCTTCACAGTGATTTTGGGTGCACGGTAAGTGTCACGAGCCACAATGTTCAGTTGGCTTTCGTTCCAGCCTGCTTTGCGGCAGAGACGGGTACGAGTTGCTTTGGCGGCACCAAAAGTTTTGTATGCACGGGTTTTGTTGGGACCGTCTGTAACGATTAAACCGGTACCTTTAGCTACGATTACATATGACATCTTGGACTCCTTTTTAGTTACTATACAAGTATTATAGCAGTTTGGGTATTATTGGTCAACCAAAAGAATGTGGCTAAAAAACCACACTTTTTGCTTATTTTTTAAGCAATTCATAAAATCGCTGGTTGATAATGTCCATTTCCTCTTGGGAAACGTAGAAATCTGTAGAGGGATCGTAGTAGGCACCCTCTTTGTTGCAATAATACAACACTCGGCCTGAGAAGTTGAACGGACCTTCCAAGCCCTTACGGGGCTCGTATTTGGTGCGCATCATGTCTGTGGTGTCAACAACCTTGTAACCCATTTCTGACTCCTTTTTAACTACAATACAAGTATTATAGCAGTTTGGGAATTATTGGTCAACCAAAATGTCTGTTGTTTTTATACAACAATCACAGCTCAATTGCCCTGCGGAACACGATTTCCTGCTTGGCAAAGGCTTGGATTTCCCAGGGCTGGTCCAGGTAAGGATGGCTTGTGGGGTAAAACTTGCCCTTCCATCTTTTGCCTTTAGGCGTTACCTGCAAGGTGCCGTTGGCAAATTGTGCCACATGGGTGAGCTCATGTGCCAAGGTAACGCCTAAATTTAAAATATCTTTGGTGGGTTTGAGCACAACCAAAAAGGTGTCAATGCCCAACAAAGGCACGGTGGTGCCTTGTTCTTCCAAGTCACGATCCACTTTGATCATGAGCAGTCTGCGACTGCGGTCAAGTCCCAGTTGAGACATCATGCTGGGTAAAATGGCTTCTAAATAACGCCGGGTTTTAGGCCCTGCTTCAATGTGATATTCCATATCGACCTTTTTAACTACAATACACGTATTATAGCAAAAGGGGATTTAATGGTCAACCGGCATGTTTTTGGTACAGTTTCAATCGTCAAACCCAAACAGTCGTTTTAAATCGCCGCCCAATAATTCACCGTGTTCCCAGGTACTGCGAGCATACCGATCGCAATCCCGGATAATCAACTCGGCAAATTTTTCAGCATTATCTACACTAATCCATTTTCCACTGACATCGGTTCCGGCCTGTTCAACCAGTTTTTTAATTCGTTCGTTCATTCTTCAACTCCAAAATGTTTTTTAATTTTTTTAGACAGTGTGTCATATTTTAAAAATCTTCCTTGATTGTCAACGATTAACGCACATTCATTAACAATCAACTCAGCAAACTTTGACTCAAATGCTTCGGACCAAGTGGGTTCACCTTTAAAGTTATCGTCGGCATACTTTTCTGCCTGCTCAGAAAGTTTTCTCATTTGTTTGTTCATATGTTGATTCTATGACATTGATTTAATTTTTGCAATTACTTCCAACGCTTGTTGAAAGTTATTGTATTTTAACAGAGATTCTACATGTTTGTCAACAAAGCTATCCCAACCTGGATAAGTTTGAGTCCACGAAATTTGGTATAATATTCTTTTGTTATTCATCTATCATCTCCCCATGCCAATGCAAACAACAATTGATCTTGCTGACTGGAAAATTGCCATGTCATACAAGTTTCATCTGCGTGAGTTATATATCGACTGCCAGGCAATCCAAAATGCTCAACTCCCCATGCACACATACGATTCCAATTAGGTGATCGTTTCCAGGTTATTTTAACAGGATATTGAAATTGACACTCGGTACTCATTTAATTATCAAATGTTTAAAGTAGTCAAAATGTTGTTCCAAAGTCCATGTGTCAGGATTGATAGCAGTTCCATCATGCGTTTCAAACGTTGCCAAAAACACTTGGCTATACCTACGGAAGGGCAACCACATGTCTGGTGTGGTGCTGGACCAACCTGCTTCTTTAAGCATGTGGTGCTTGGCTCTGCTTAATTTTACTGTGGGTGCATTGAGTGCCTGAACCACAGTGATTACATCTGCCAACAGCAAATCACGGATCCTTGCAGCCGGAATTAGGTGCTCAAAGTCTGTGTCCTCATCTGCGCCTTGCTCATGATAATGAGCTGCCATGCCATCACGTTGCTTGATACAGTACTCGTGGTACCTGCGCAGGTAGTAGTCAATGTCGTTGCGGATTTCTCGCAACAACTGTTGATTGTTTTTTACATTGCGGTATTCTGCAACCAGTCGTTCTAGGTGCCCGGTACAGTGGTCAGCCACAGTGCGGTATGTGTCTGGTGTACGTTTGGTCTTGCCGTATACCGGTGCTGTGAATTGTTCTAGAGATTCTTTAAGCAAGTTCATCAAATAAACTTATAAATTGTTTTGTGTTGTGATGTTTTCTGCTTTGAAACCTGGTGCGGATGTCTTTGTTTCCAATAGGAGGCACACCGTGTATAGTAATGTGTGTATCAATAAGATATCTTTCCAGGTCCTCACAGTCAGCTTTGGTTTGTTTGCTCAAGTCTGTTACTGTGATTTTCATCTGATGACGATTCAACGATGATCCGTTTTTGGCTTTGTAATCCTCGTTGATAAAATACATTTCTGCACCATTGGGTCCTACTAATGTGGGCCTGCGCCACCCAGGTAATCGGCCAGATTGCCTGTAAATTCTATCACCATAGTTTCTTGAATTATCAGCACTTAGTCCATACTTGATAACTTCGCCATTGTAACAGAACTCGTATACGTATGTTATAATGCGATGAGCCTTCATGATATCGCAGATATCCGTGTAGTCATTTAAACTAGCAAGATCTATAACAATTTTGGGATTAGATGCAAACACACTCATTTTACTTCCTCCGGGAATAAGCCTGCGGCAACATTGCCATCAGTAATACCCATTTTAGCGCCTTCGCCATGATAGGGCAAGTTCAATTGGGTGCCACCGTTGCGAATATATAACTCGCGCATGAAGTTGCTCATAGCAGTAGGAGCAGTCCAGGTGCCGCCGGGATTCACATGTTCCCATTGCACCTTGGCCTTGGCATGGATCAAACTAGAACTCTTAAACGTTTTCTTAACTACGTTTAATAATTCGGTCATCCATTGACTAGACAATTCGGTTGTTTCTGCTCGACTTAGCTTGTGTAATTCCAACAGACCAATGTAAACACCTTGGTCAATTTCCTCTTGCAATGGAAATGCTGCCTTAATAGAATTTAAGACTTCGAACAGCACTTTTCCCTTCTCGTCGACTTCGATGCCCTTTTGTGCATACTTGAAGTGACTAAAGAAGTAGTCGTTGTCGCCACGCAGATTATCTGACGCACGTGATCCTTTGTCTTGCAGATCAATGCCTACAGCATCAAATTGGTCTTGCATGGTTCGGGCATGAACTACTTTGCTGTCACGACTGCCGTTCTTGTAACGCACCAAGGCATTACGATGAAGGTCGCCTGGGGTCAGACGTTTTACACCTGTGTCGTTGAGCATTTCAAATGCATAACTGGCAAAATTTGGATCATCTGTTTCGACCACAGCACATGGAATCTCTGTGAATCCCAGGATGCCGGCGGCAATGGTACGGTGCTGGGCATCGTACAAATAGATTGGGGGTTTTCCACCAAAGCGGCAAGCAGACCCGGGGGAGCAGATGCGTGGATCCCACTTGCGCATGATGTTGATAATGTGTTTGTGTAACACATCTCGTTGGACTTCGTAATCAATCCATAGGTCCTCAATGTCAATCATTGAACTAACAGGGAATTTGTGACTCAGAGCCTTTGCTCGGGCTCGCCAAGCGTCAAGGTCTTTTTGTGTGACGCCGTAGTGTGCTTTAAGTTGTTTTTCAACTTCTGCAATGACGTCGGTAAGTTTGCGTGTGAGGCGCTTTGCGGCCATAAAATATTCTCCTTAGGGTTAAGAAAGAGCACCATGCTCCTACCGCTACTCGAACTGGGTACACCATGTACACTATGTTCTCCTAGCAAGTTCTATTAGTATAACACTTTTTTAGGTATATGTCAACCTGTTTTTAGGCAAATTTTAGCACAAAGGCAAGATAGTCAGATTCAGAATCAAAATAGAAAATATAGCGACCTGGGGCTATATCCGAGCTGGTGCGTACCAGTTGCCAGCGCCATTGATCACTGAGTTCAGTTTTTGCCCATTTTATAATTGAATCCAAAGACCCAAATGGTTTGTTTATTTCAACTGCATGCTTGAAACTTTCGGCCGATCTGATGAAGTGGTCATCTACAGTGTGCTGTAAAGTTTCTAACATAAGTGGTTAAATGATCCTTGGAAATGTTCCAATATTTATAACTGTCTATTATATCTGCCACATAATATTGGTCAGGTTTTCCGAACTGATTGCTGGATGTCATTTCGTAAAAGAAAAAATCAATACCATCTTGTGACCATGTTCTTTTGGTATAATATGTAGGATATCCTTCAAACGCATCCAGTGAGCGTTCACACGCAGGTGTGATGGCCCATAACACTCCCGGAACACATGCGCCTTTTTTTGGCAGTATAGTGGCATGATTGTAAAATTTCAATTTCCAATCCTGTAGATTCATAGCTCGTAAGGGAGTTGCACCAGGACACCGATGTTTCATGTTTTCTGGATGCATGTTGGCGCCGTAGGCAAAATACAAGGATGGCATTTTCATTTTACAGTGTTGCGGTATTTTGTCATATCTGCACAAGTATATGTTTGATAACTGTTTTTTAAAACTTCAGGCATGACAATTTCTTCAATGGGCACATTAAAAGTTTTTGCTACATCTAGAAAACTTTGAGTTGAACCTGTACCTACATTCCAGATCCCAGATTCGTTTACTTCTAGGAATTTTAAATGTGTATCTACAATTTGTGACACATGTACAAAATCTCTGCGGTACTGATCGCTGTTTTCAAACACTCGGATTTTTCCAGTATCCAGTGCTTGACGTTGGAATTGTGAATATGGACTGGCTTGTGAGCCTTTGTGTTCTTCACCTTCGGGGCCGTAAACATTGAAATATCTAAATCCTTGTATACGATAACTGTTGTGATTGGCAAACTCTTGACGCTTGAATGCATAGCGTTCAAACATGTATTTTGACCATGCGTATGGAGTACGTGGATCAACAGGTGCATCTTCTCGGAAATCTGTGTTTAATCCGTACACACTGGCGCTACTGGAATATTGAAATCGTGTGCCTGTGTTCATGCAACGATCCAACAAGCGACAACCAAAGTCATAGTTCTGTCGCATGACCTTGTCTACGTCACGTTCTGTTGTGCTAGATATAGCACCTATGTGTATGCACACATCTCGATCACTAGTATCCAATAGATCAGGATCTTCACCCCATTCGTATGTTCTAACATCATGCTCATCTAGGGCACGAAGCATGTGACTGCCAATAAAGCCTTTGTGACCGGTGAGTAAAATTTTCATAACTGTTGTAATAAATTAATAGTGTTTTGAATATTGCCGCGATGTTGTACAGCAATGCCGCCCACTGCCCGCCATTCTTCGCAGTTACTGGTACGATCGTCGATTAAAATATCGCCAGGTTTGCAGTGAACGTGTTTGTCATGGCTATACGGACCAAACATAACAGGAATGTCAGGATAATATTGTTGTACCCAAACTACCTTGTCATAGAATGCCCAGTGTACATCATTGTTTCTAGGCACAGCAGTCAAGAACATCAAGTCAAATCCATTGGCTTCACATAATTTTTTGCAATAATCAACCAATTGGTCTGCTTCTTGTGTTTTTTCTAAGTCTCTATACAATCTGGGATTATCTCTAAGCCTGGTCCAATCGTTATCAGGCCATCGATCACTGGTTGTTTTTTTACGCAAAACTTTGTCAGCGTATCCGTTGAAGTCTGCCACAACACCATCCATGTCTAGATAGATTGTTTTCATCGTTGACTATCTCCCTTGCCCACACGATAGTTGTCTTCTACTGAATCTGGTGTGCTTACTTCAATGATGGTGCCTGCTTCTATGCAAACCAATTGATGTGGCTGTAACGGACGATTGCGCCATGTGTCGCCTGGTTTGAGTATTGCATCATGCTGGCTGGCATCTGTGGTGTTGATGAATCGCAATTGAAACAATCCATCCAACACATACCAAGTTTCGTCCTTTTCAGCATGAAAGTGCATGCTGAATCGAGCACCCTCATTGAACTTCATGAGTTTACCACAATACAAGTCATTGGTAGCCCAAATCAATTCTGAGCCCCACCCTTTCTCTACAAAACCATCTAGTCTCATTTGATTTCCTCTAGTGTTGGCGAGTACACTCCTATGTGTTGCACAGTAACGGCGCTGGCTCGAATTGCAAATTCTATTGCACGATCCATGTCGTTGCTGGTTAGATGCTCGTAGCACAATGCCGCAAGAAATGTGTCGCCTGCACCACATACATCTGTCACTGCAATTTTAGGTGCAGGGTATGTGTTGTTTTTGTATGTTGCACCTTGATCGCCACGTGTCACAATCAACTGATCACATAGTGTTTTGGCATCGTTAAATTCTTTGTTGTTGATTTTCACAATGCATCCTTGCAATCTTGCTAGGTCAGTTTTCTTGGTGTCTACAAAAATAGGGCCGGAATATTGTTTACGAATATTTTCAATTAATTCGTAGGTAACATTGCCTTTTTCATAGTCACTCACAACCACAGCATCGCACACACTCAAATCAATGCCATCAAGTGGAAACGGGGGATTAATGAAATCGTTGTCTATACGAACAATTTGTTGTTTACTACGCTCGTCGATGAGTCTGATTTTGGCGCCGGGTTGACCACTGGCCACTATTACATCGCACCCTAATGCTATAAGATTAGCGGCCACATTGGCTGCCATGCCGTTGGCATTTTCTTCTCTTACAGGTACAAAAACTGGTACCGGCGCTTCGGGACTGATGCGATCAACTGTGCCGTATTGATAGACATCTACGCAGACGTCACCGACTACTAATATTTTGAATTTTTTCTGTTGTTGAGTATCCATATATTCTGTCAAACCATTGTGTTGTTTTACAGTATTCTTGACCAAGGTAACCTTGCTCTTTCCAATCGCTACCTTTGACCATGATATCTGCTTGGTATTCTCGGAGGATGTCAACTAGCTGTTGATCTGAGTCAAAAACTACAACCTTGTCCACTGCTCTAAGACTTTCCAATAACTCCTGCCGTTCCCTTTGTGTGTTTATGGGCCTAGCAGTACCTTTTAACTCACGTACTCGACGATCTGAATCTACACAAACCATGACATGATCGCCCAAGGTGCGAGCATAATTTAACATTCGCAAATGGCCAACATGTACAATATCAAATGTTCCGTTGAGTACAATTTTCATCTAACGTAATTTTTTTTAATGTAATCATCTGCACGGTCAACTTCTAGTGCATAGTATAATATGTAGTCAGTTATACCAAAGTGATTGCAAAAACTTTGCCCGTATCGTGCTGGATATTGCAATGCATCAAATGTGTATAATTTTTTCCATGCTTCGTATTCGAATTGATCAATTTGAAATCCGGGTGTGTTGGTATCATCCTGAGATAATATATTTTGAGTCATTAAATTAAACATTAAATCGGTCATGATTGCGGTCTTTAATTGTAACACAAATTGTATTATTTGTCAACTTCTATCCAGGTGTAATCACCTAGCCATTTAATACGTGTGATGTACTCGTACCCTTGAGGAATACCAGTTGCCCAGTCTGTGGGTCCGTTTATACTCAGTCTGGTACAGTCTTTTCTACAATCGTATAACAACCAGTACACATTGCCATGTGCAATTTGAAAATCATACTTGGCAGCATGTACCATGTCGGTAAGTTCTAATCTGTGTCGGATCTCTTCGGCCTGTTTACTAAGCACATCCACCAGGGCCATGATTCGATCATACTCTTGCTGGGCATGCAGACGGGCAACATTGACCATCACATCCTTTTGTTTTTCAATAGGAATTAGGTCAAACTTGGGACCGCTGGATTCGGTTGCGTAAGGTGTTACATTTCGATTAAAGAAATGAACCAAGGTGTTGCCTGTGGCAACATCAAAGCTGTTTCTTCCTTTGGCAGAATTAGATTCGTCTGACATCAATCCCACAGGCCTTGGTAATACTTGCCGAACAAGCGGAAGCCGTTTTGAATACGTGCTTCTACCACTTGCATGCCTTCGTAGTCACACTTGTAGGTGTTTTTAGGGCCATCCTTCATTTGGTAGTACTTGTGCTCGCCCTTGGGCACCTCGTTGCCTTGCTTGTCCACAGGAACCCACAGAGTGTCATGTTCTCCAGAGTAGAAAGCTTGTTGCCAAGAATCATCCACTTTGCAGGTGAACGCAAAGATCATTTCGTTCATGACCCATTCCCAGCGAAGATGCAAATTGTCATCTGTATCCCACTCGTTTTCTTTGGGCGCCGCGGCCGTGCTACGCAGATGTTCGGGCACATCCTCATCTTCCACTAGTGGGCTACCATGTTTGGTTGCTTGCAGTTGCTTCAGCATGGGCAACACAATAATGGCCAAGGTATGATCCATGCTCCAGGTGTCCCATTTGTCAATTTTTACATAGTTGATTTTAGGATGGATTCGGTCCAATACCCACATGATACCATGGCTAATGGGCTCAAGTCGGTCTGTCCATTTTTCACACCAGGCCGGACGTTCTACGTATGCAGACTTTTCACGACCTTCATCCTCCAGTGTTTGCTGAAGCTTCCATCGAGCGCACTTTGACCAGTCAGTCCAGAAAAACATATGATCAAACCAAGTGTATGGACTGAACCAATGGTAACGATACTTTCCAATATAAATCTTCATGCTATACTTCCGTTGGTTTTTAGTGTGTCAATAATATCTTTTTCACCTTGTATTACTGCATTTTTGTCAGGGTGTCGTAGTTTAAAATTTTTAGAAATTTCAGCTATGGTTTTGCCTTGACAAACAAAATCACCAGTGATTGCATTATGACAAAATATCTGTCCTTCGTACCAGCTGGTGTCTAGCAACATTGTTGTATTGTTCTCGATGCTACGATTTTCTGCAATTTCTTGCAACTGGTCTTTGAATTTTCGCATGATTAACCATGCTACTATATCTAACACCACCTTTACTACAAAAAAGATTACTACAGCTTGTAGAAGAAAATTAACAAATTCTATCATGAGGGGTATGGCCAGTTGTTGTTTATGATTGCACCAGAATCGGGTCGAGTTTTTAATTTCACATTTTCTTCAATAACCTCACCGGTTATTTCATCACATAGATCAACTTGATACGGAGCAATGATGTGTACTGCACAATCTTCTTCTTGCCACTCGTGTTCTCCATCGTAGAGCCAACCAGCACCACCTTCGTAGTAGAGTTCTTTGAGTTCTTGTTGTTCTAATTCTTTAATGTCATCGCTAAACTCCCACTCAACACTGACACTGTCATCAAACTCACAGCCCCAACCACAATCGGTTCGAGCGTATGCTACAGGATCGCCCTGCCACGGAAGGTTGCAATCTAGGTCTTCTTCAATAAAGCCTTGACCCCAGCGATAGGTTTCATCAATGTTAAACCAACTGATGCTGTCATCTGGATTCTTGCGATACATTTCTACATGGTAGACAATGCTTTTCTTTTCCAGGGGTTTGATTACATATACTCGACTCATTGTTCTTCCTTAATTGTCTAAATCCATCAAGTTCCACTCTTTGATTATGGCAATCAGTTCTTCTTCTGTGTTGCACATGACCTTGGCAGTTTTCCACTCTTCTTTTTTGTCTCGTCCACCAACTTCCACCATCCAACCGTTGTCGTAACGATTGATGCTGATATTTTCGTTTACTTTTGCAAGTTTGTTTAGCTTTGTCATTTCATTCTCCTTGTTTAATTTCTGTATTTACTAGGGCTATCACAGTTTCAAACTTTCCATGGTGATGATCTTGCCCAGGCTTTCTTGGAACACGTCGGTGTCAGGAATAAGATATGTTGAGTAACAGTTACGGTCATGGCGGTCATCATAGGAACGAAAGATCACAATCTTGCCGCCGATGGCGCTTTTGACTTGAATGTTTAGCCCGCCTTCGGGCAAGTCCATGTCTGACGTGCTGGGCATAATGCCAAGCCCTCTGCGTTTTTTCATTGGAATCATGTTCTTACTGAGCCCTGCATACGTTGACGGTGATACATCGGACTCAAAGTCTGCTATATCCTCTACCCGAGATTGTTCTTCTGCTGATGCCCGACGCAAGGACTCAAGCATCCATTTTCTAAACCATTTCATGTGAATCTCCACTGTGATATTGATATTGTAGCAGGTTTTGTGTTGTTTGTCTAGCAGTCAGGCAAACACTGTTTAATTACCAAACAAGTGGTCTGCATATTTCATTCGAAACCAAGTTTCCATACGATCGTCGTAGAAGTCTAAATAGAACCAATCTTGGTAGTATCCCAGTTTACGTCTGTCAACAGATTGATCTATCCATTCGTGATGATTGCGTACAGTGAAGCCCAGGACTTCTTTCATTTTATAACGTAACATCATTACACTGGCAGAATTGTCAGCGGTCAACTGCTGGTGTAAATTTTCCCATTGTTTTGGTTTGAGACGAATCATGTGCTAGTCCAATGTGTTGATTTTGTCCATTACGTTGGGCCATAGATCGGCAAACTTGTTGGTTTTTTGCCAATTGTCAAACCATTTGATTTTTCTTAAAATTTGATTACGGGATAAAATTACATTGTTGTTTTTGCCCAGGCCCGCCATGATCTCTTCTATACCTTCAATGGGGTATAAATTTGCATCAACTCCCATGCGTTGTTGATGTTCAGCAACCAATTGTTGTAGGCTATCTACAGCTTGTTGCCGAATCTCAGGAGGCATGTAGGATAGATTCATTTCATTGTGTTTACCAATAGGCATCAGGTTTATTTTGTTAATGCCCATGCCACTTAATGTTCGAGCTGTTGCTGGTAAATCAAACGCACTGAACAATCCATATACCATGTTGACAGAAACAGATGTGGGCCAGTGCCGGGTTAAAAATGCAAAGTTTTTAACTACCTGGTCCCAATTTGCACCGTTGCGTATGTACTCAAATTTTTCATGAGTGTTTTCAAGACTCACATTCCACATGATTTTATTGTGTGGACGTTTTAATAAATTATCAATGCAAGGTAAACTTTCAAAATCATATGATAAATTTGTAATCATGCTGATTTGGGTATGGTCCGGCAACAACTTAAACAGTTCGTAATTTTGTTTCATCAGCATGGGTTCGCCGCCTACCAATGATAGTTCTTTAATAGTTTGACTTTTATCAAGTACCCATGCCAACAATTCGTCTTGATAGTCTCGGCGAGCTGATTGTTTGATATCTATGTGTTTTCGTTCTTCCCATACACTGCTAAATTCAGGGCCACAATAAACACATCCTAGGTTGCACTTGTTGTTCCAACGTACATCAAGAAACTCCAAAGAAAAATCGCCATCGGTTAATGGATAATTTTTTATATAATGATTTCTTAGAGTTGCATAATTGTTTACTTTTTCTTGTGACCTACATAGTTTGCAATTATCATCATCTATATTGGCCAGCATGTTGCTTTTAATAACAGCCAAGGCGTCAGATGCCATGATCTGTTGCATGGTTTGATGTTGTAAGTTACCCAATGATGTTGTTCCGACACAGCAGGTTCTCACTAGACCATCTTCGCGTACAGTAACGCCTTTCCACGGAGCAGAACAGTAGTATTTAGATTCCATCTTGTCTTTCATATGCCAGAATGTATTTAGAATTATCTGTGATATAGTCACCGGTTAACTCATGAAAACGATCAAAGCATTTTATTTTCTTTGGCGCCATTGGTATATGGTAAACGACTAACCAAGTTTTTAGAGCCCTGGCTCTGTGTTCCACTGGCCACGATAATATGGTATTTAGGCACTTGTCAACCTGGGCGTAAAAAAGCCTCTTATTACGAGGCTTGTTTAATTGCACTAATTCCTGGCCCCAGTTGTGCGCCAGCCTGGCATAGTTACATGACAAGGTGTCCCAAACCAGTTGTTGGTCTTCTGTCATGCTAACAGTATCTACCTAGGAATTGACTGTTTGGAATGGACTAAGATCATCCTCGTCCTCTGTGTCAGCCGCTTCATAAACCCAATTTATAGGCACTTCCAAAAGCTTGGCCACAGTAACAGGCAAGTAGCCTGATTCTAACATGTCGTTGATTTCAATTGAAAGGTCGCTCATTCTGCTCATTTTAATATTCCTTCTTATCGCCATTGGCTTCGTTGTCACGATAGCCTGCGGTGTATGCTATAATTTCATGCTCAGTCATCTGTGCCATGTCAATTCTAGGACTGCGGTGAGTGTCTCTCACAAAGTAATGCGGCATGTAGTCACGACCGTAGTACGAGTCTGCTTGGCCGCGATCGTAAGGACCGCCGTGTCGTTGATCATGGTAACCGGATTGTGTTTGTTCTTTAACCATTGTCATCTCCTTATTGTGCAAAATATCGATAGGGCAAGCCCAGGCTCCAAGCAAGGTAACTATCGTCACCGTTGGTCTCTTCGGCTTCGTGGATCCAACGCATGGCCATAGCCAAGTCTTTGGCACCCATGCTCAACAACTCTGCAACACGACGTTCAAACTTCTCGACAGCCTTGGCCTCTTCAATTTTTTGAGCAATGTCGTTGGCTTTCATCACTTCACCAAGGTCAGCAAACTCCTGCTCGAACTGCTCAAGAGTCCAAGTGCCAGTGTCAATGTGACGGGGACGGAAACCGTGAGCATCCTTGTACATGTCCCAGAATGTGCATTGAGCTTGCTCCAACTCTGTCATGTCTTCCCAAGTTGTAAATGCTGTCATTTCGATCTCCTTGTTGCTTAATATACGTATATTATACACTTAAACGGTTTTGCCGTCAACCAATCTACGAATGCGCTGGCCCATGTCCTCGGGTGTGTCGCCTTTGCCTGTGAGCATGTAGGCATAGTATTCCACCATGTCGGCCTGCTTGAACTCCAGTGCAATGCCCAGGTTCTTAAAAACAACATTGACCTGTTTAAGAGTTTCCTCCACTGTCTTTTGCACAATGTCCAGGTGGCCCGAGTCTACTTCGTCTTCATCGTAGCCGACTTCGTCTGACAACACTTTATGGAAGGCACCTTGGTCGTCCATAATACAGAACTTGCCAAAGGCCTTGTTTAGTGTTTCGTTGCCAAAGTCCTCGATGTACTCACCAATTTCGTTAGTGTCGATATCGTTGAGGCGTTCTTGTTTTGTGTATGTATGCATTTCAAAGTCCTTTTTAGTTACTATACAAGTATTATAGCAGTTTGGGAATTAATGGTCAACCAAAAACGCAGTGTTGCGATTAAACAACACCACGTACATCAGTGTTCAAGTTGGGCTTGAACTCACGGATCATAGCACGTTCCGCAGTGTGAGCTTCTGTTTTGCCACGTACCACTGCAATGATACGGAACTGGAAAGCTTCAGTGCCACGGGCACGGATCGCTTCGTACAGGGCCCAACTCTTGTCCTCGCTACGTGAGCGATAGATGTGCTTGTTGATACGAGTTTTCACGCTCTTTAAAACAGTGCTTTCAGTTTTGGCAGTTACACCAATGTAGAAGTCCGAACCGCTCTCAATCTTGTAAATGATATGAGTGCGATCTGCACGTTTTTTGCGGGTTGCTTTTTTAATTTCCATACTAGTATTATAACCGATCTTGCAATTCTGGTCAACCAGATTGTTGTTGTTAAAAAACAACAAGCTGGAATACACGCTGGATTAAGCTGGATTAAGCTGGATTATCGATAATATTATTGGGGATTATCGGATAATATTATAGGGGATTATATAGATAATGTTGATAATATTATCGGGGATTATAGATAATATTATAGGAGATTATGGCCAATAAAAAAGCTACCAAGGGCGAGTGGTTTTTAACAGAGTTCGAAGAATTAAATCAATGGTTTAATATATTTGTCATACCAGACAATTAATGGGTTTGTATTAAAACTAGCGTTATTACGCCCATTGACATCTCCCTTTCCTAACCACGCTGTACCATTTAATGGTTTAAGTAGTGCATCCAACACGGCTAGAATACTCACATCCTTGCTTGCATCTATATCTTTACTAGTTTTGAGTATGCCCGATAATTCTGATCGTAAAGAAAGTAATGTTTGAACTGTGTCAAGCAAAGATTTTTTTGCCAGGTCACCGGCTGGGCTTTTACCAGGCGGCAATTTATTATATTTGGATATTTCTCCGGGTAGCTGTCTTACGGTAGCCAAAAATTTTACACCCCATGCGGCTAGTGCAGTATTTGCCATGTTGAATCCTTTTGATATTTATGCACAATTGCCAAGTTAAGTCAATAAAAAAGCTACCAAGGCGGTAGCTTTTTTTGGTGTGTTCAGTGTGAATTGAACAGCGGTCAGTGATTAGACAAGTCCCATGGCCATTGCTTTGTAACCAGCGGCAACCAACTTGCGACTTGGCTTGCCAATTGCGTATTCTGTCACAGTAACGCCATTACCGGCTGTGCGGGTGTTTGCATAAACAGCAAAACCGCTTTGACGGATACGTGACACTTCTGCAGAAATGTTCTTGATGCCAAAACGCTTGGCAGCTTGGCTGGCAGTCACTGTCTCACCTGAGTGAAGAGCAGAAAACAACTTGTAAGTTTTGGTTTCAGTATTAAAACGCATAAAATGTTACCTTTCTTTAGTAATATAAACATTAGCTGTACCGTACAGCATGTATCTATTATACAACAAGATTGTGAATTACACAAGTCATTTCGAATAGCAGTTTAGCCATAAATAATAAAAACGGCTAACAAGGACTAACGAATGGCTCAAATTATAATAGACACAGGCGCGGCAGCCAATGACGGCACAGGCGATCCGCTACGCACAGCTTTTACTGACACCAACCTTAATTTTACCGCAGTTTTTACTGCCGGGCCAGTGGATTCCAATGTTCGAATTGCTAATAATACTATCTTAACATTAAACACCAATGGAAACTTGGTGCTGGCACCCAATGGTACAGGCCGGGTTGTTGCCAACGTAGATGTTGTACCAAACTCTGCAAACATAAGAAATCTTGGCAGCAGTACACAACGATGGAGCACAGTTTACGCACAATATGTAGATATATCTAACGGCTCGATTTATTCTGGTGATTTAACTGTGTCCGGTAACCTTTTTGCCAATGCAGTGATTGCTCCAGATCTCACAGTGAACACAATTCGCAGTGATGACAGCACTGTTGTTAACATACAAGATGGCGTAGAAGTAGACGGCGACATCCTGGCCAATGGCAATGTCACTGCAGATTATGTCCTTGGTGATGGCAGCCAACTGCTTAATATACCTGTTGGAAACAACGGAGCAGTACAAGTTGCCTGGCTAGGTAAGTTCAGTAACCAAGGCGGTACTCCTGACGATACCTATAGCACTTTACAATTTGACAGTAACGGCATGCCCACTCTAGATGGCACCAGCGCATACCAACAGCGAGTGGACTACTCACCTTACCTGCAGGTGCTGGCTCCTGAAGTAGAAAGCACAGACTATGACATTGTTGCCGGACCAGGCATCACTGTGGTTGGCTACGATGACAACTACAACACACCCCGTAGTGCTTACCTTTCTGTTCAGGATCAAGCGAATGCGACCCAACAATGGGACTTTGGTATCCTGGGCAACGGCAGCAACAACTTTAGCATACAAGACAGAACTGGCAATCAGGTCTGGAGTTTTGGCACTGACGGCAACATAAACATACCTGGACTGGCATTTAACATCAACTATGCCAATAGCGAATCGGCCACACTGAGTCCATCAGTGGGAAATTCGGGTGCAGTACAGTTTAATTGGCAAGGCAGCCTCAGCAATCAAGGCGGCACACCAGGCGATACCTATAGCACTATGCAGTTTGACAGTGATGGTTTATTGAACGTCAACGGCACCACAGCTTATCAACCAAGAGTTGACTACACGCCTTATGTGACAGTCAACACACCCAGAGTGGAAAGCACAGATTTTGATATAGTTGCTGGTCCAGGCATCACTGTGGTTGGCTATGATGACAACTACAACATTCCCAGAAGTGCTTATCTTTCTGTTCAGGACCAAGCCACAGCAACCCAACAATGGGACTTTGGTATCTTGGGCAATGGCAGCAACGCCTTCAGTGTCCGGAACAGAACAACAAGTACCATTCCTTTGGTAATCAGCACAGATGGTTATCTCATTGCTGACGGTAGTCAACTGCTTAATATACCTGTTGGAAATAATGGAGCAGTACAAGTTGCCTGGCTAGGTAAGTTCAGTAACCAAGGCGGCACTCCTGACGACACATACTCCACGCTACAGTTTGACAGCAACGGCATGCCCACATTGGATGGCACTGACGCATATCAACAACGTGTTGACTACTCACCTTATCTGCAGGTTCTTGCCCCTGAAGTAGAAAGCACAGATTTTGATATTATTGCTGGGCCAGGTATAACAGTGGTTGGCTACGATGACAACTACAACATACCACGCAGTGCCTACATGTCAGTGCAGGACCAAGCAAATGCAACTCAGCAATGGGACTTTGGTATCCTGGGCAACGGCAGCAACAATTACAGCATCAGCGATAGAACCAACAGCAATCAATGGACATTCGGTACCACGGGTGATTTATCCGCTCCTGGCAATGTGAGTGCAGGTAATGTGCTGACCAGCGCCGAAGTTATTGCCAGTGGTGTGATTCAAACTGGCACAGGATTCAGCACAGGTGGATACCTAAGTGTGAATGGCACTACCGACCTGCACGACACCAACATAATTGGTACTCTTTCGGTCAACACGATCCGGAGCGACGACAGTACTGTTGTTAAAATACAAGATGGTGCGGAAATAGATGGCGACACTCTGGTCAACGGCAACATCACTGCTGATTACTTCATCGGTAATGGTAGCCAACTCACTGGCATCTCAACTGCTAATACCGGCAATGTGACCTTTAACGATCAAGTGGTCGTGGGCACTGGTGATCAAGTTGGCAGTGGTGGCCTGTACCTGGCTCCTGGAAACACCAGTGTGGGCAATTTACAATATTGGAGAGTGCGTGGTGGCGATGTTG